TCATAGGATAATGAGAAGCTGGGTTATTAATCCTTTCAGGTTCTTCAATTCTTCTATTCATTTGTGACAACTGTATAATAGATGTCAAAGGCAATTTTTTAGTTCTAATGAAAACTTCTTGTAATGCACTCAAAGTTTCAATAGCACTTCCTATACGTTTAGTAAGCAAAGTGTGATCATACATAATTACAAAATGCTTATTTTGCCCTTTTACATACTTTGAATAAAAAGCTTGAATTGTTTCATCTATTTGTTCAGGTGTACCAGGATCATCCACAAAATAAATAGGATAATTCCTGATTTGATTGGAAACATTGACGACTTGTTCAAATGTAGAATCGTCTAGGTTCTGTTGAGAACTATACAAATAAGAAGTCGTTTTCCGTAACTTATTAGAAAGCGTTCTTCCGATCTGCCTAAATCCGACCATTTCTAATGAAAACACCAAAACAATAGTGTTAACCTTTGGATTATAATCAATTAAATCAGTAGCGATAAGATTTGCAAATGAACTCTTACCACTTCCAGAAATACCTGCTATTGTGTATACACAATTCGGTTCAATACCTCCCATACAACACATATTGAGTTTCTTCCATCTAGTAGCTAATGATGTTATATCATTATCTTTTCTAGCTTTTATATAACTCAATGCTTCATCAGTTACAACAGATATTGGTCTAATTTTTAATTTAAAACAACTCTGTTCCATAACTGCTCTGTTTTGTTTGTTCCGTATTATTCATTTCTTCGTCTGAGGTTTCCCATTGTCTATCTTGTAACCACCGCAACATTGTTTTCATATAACACATCTTTCCAGTTTTCATCTTTTTATCGATTTCGAACTGTAAACATTTATTAATATGTTCACACATTGCGTTATTACCTCCAGTAAGTATATTATAAAGGTTACGACATTTGTTTTTATTTGTTCTTAAGAAAGATTTACTTCCGTCAGAACGTAAGACATATATAGGATACATTTCGTAAAACAAGTCAAATAGATCTTTAGGAGGTTCCATAAAGTCTTCAAGTTTTTGACTTGCTTTGTATAGTATAGATTTACTTCTCTCCATCGAAGTAACCAAACCCTGCTCGATTAAGTATGATATTTCGTCGTCACGCATAAGGCTGACTAACTTGCGAACGTCTTGATCATATGTACTTTGATTCTTATTCAATACCATACTAAGGAATACTAACTGATTCAAATTGATTTTTTCTGGAAGTTCCAGAAGTTTAGTATTTAATTCTACTATCATCTCTTATACTCTTTGGTTAACAAGACTGGAATAGATCTAATTGTCTACATACCAACTGATCTATTATTTTTCGTGCCTCACTTATATAGTAAGGATAGTTAATTTTTCTGTTTTTTGTGGATATGTCATCTATGTAATTTAAAATCGTAACACCACTCTTCTTTAATAGATTTGAGTATTTTACAGGTGTTTTAGATTCATCTACTGTATATAGATAACATCCGTTTGTACTAGCATACCAGCGATTAATTCTTTGTATATATTTATCGTCATATTCAACTTTAAATTTTTTATCTACTCGTTGCGACATTAAGAATTTACGTATATCATCACAATTACGTATTGTATCTTCTACTGGAATGTTATATACAAAGTAGTTTATAACAGCCTCTGGGATAATGGTTGGTGCTAATCCTTTACCCAACACAGGTTCTGTTATAAACATACCTTTTTTTTCTATCAGTTTTGGATTTCTAGATTGAGAAAATCCGTCAACCACACCAAAGTAGTCGTTGACAGCGAACTGATAAAACGCTTCATAGCTATCTGCTTCAAAAGAGAGTTTTGTTAATTGCTCAAGTTTAGCTACCGATTCCATTATAGCATCTTTGTACGCTTTTTTAGCAATAAACATTACACCATCAGTGTTTACTTGCACAATCTCACAAGAATGTTGTAGTAATAAATCTGCCAACATTAGTAGGATTAATTGCCCGTTTATCCTGATCTTAAACACACTATATGGATCGTACATCCAACTAGTCTCTTGTTGCATTTTTCCTGTGACAGAATTTAAAGTTAGCTTTAGTGCTAAATTCTTTTGTTTCTGCCCGCTATGTTTGGCTTGTATTCTCTCATGGTATATTTGAGTATATACAGCCAGACCTGCTTTACCTAAGTGCCTAGGAAACCACCCATAGCGCACGATGAATGACGGATACATTGAAGCCACATCTAAGTGACCCAAATATTCATCTTCTTTAGGAACGTATATTCGTGGTTCATTCAATGAATGAATTCCGCCAACACCAATCGAATATCGTACACCCGAGACGACAAACTTGTTCTCGTAGTTTTTTTCTCCAGGTTTTTTGTTTTTAGAAGATACTACTTGTTTTTTCATATCTTCTAAAGCTTCCTGAAACTTTGGATTTTTATATCGTATAAACGGTAATATAACGTCCTTCAATGGTATGTTATCCATTGGAGATCGCATTTGTTCTAGTTGTCTTTTGTTTATGTGTAATTCCTCACAAACTTTTTTAGCTATCAATGTTTCTCCAAACTTAACACTGTCCATTGACAGGGCGTTAAAACCGTACTCTTGTTCTATAAACAATCTCAAATCGATATCTCCATTTTTAACAAGGTAATTAAAAAGTGAATATGTCGATTTTACATCGTTAATGTTGTAACTAATCATCTCATCAATTTTATCTTTCGGTAAAAAACTACCAAAATCTCCAGAATATTCTTGTACATTCTGATATTGCATTGTTATCTGCATTGATTTTAATCCAACACGGAGTTTTGAACTAAACATCATTGTGAGCAGATCCATTGATTCGAAATAATTAGCATATTTCCATCTTTTGATTTTACTAATATTTCCGTCTTCCAAATTAATTATCGTCTGTGATAAATTAAATAAAGATAATGTTACATCATATATGCTTTTACAAAGCATTATATCTATATAATCTATAATGTAATTAATAACAACATCATCGTAGTGTTTGTTATTATATCCACATAATAAATATTTAGGATTTGTAAAGAATTGTACAAGTTCTCGTATTTGATTTTTTCTTTCAGATATTTCAAACTTATATAATTCCTCATTATCTGTATTTAATAGCACACAATGAAATGTGTTAGGAAAAACTTCGATATCGTAAATCATGACTGTTTTGTTATGTATTACCATGATTCTATGATTCTTAGTTAATATTGTTCCCTATTCAGGACTCGAACCTGATGTCCACCCTTCTCGGTACTGAATTCAAAACTTTGCAACTGCGAATCCACTGATTTTGCAAGAACAACGTTATGTGAGATGTGAAAATAGGGTTCCAACCGCAAGGTCGGTCTAGATTGTTAAACCCACATTCCTACGTCATTACTATTATGACAGAATACTTTCAAACAAATTAAATCATCGCCAAATATAGCAATAGCTCTATTTTTAAGTTTAGTAGCAACTGATTTAATTCGTTTACTTTTCTTCTGAACAGTATAATAACTAGGACGTGTGTTTATTATGTTTGTCGGATCATATAAATGTCCGAATACTTTCTCATTTATAATAGTTCCATCATCACTATAAAATCTTACAGTAACAACACAACTATCCTTTGGAGGATATTTTCCAGCTAAATCCTCTCGTATAGTCTCTCGTTTTTTGTCTCGAAGGTCGAAAAAACCTTGTAATAGTGCTCTGGGGAATAAATCCTGTTTCAACTCCTCAAATGTGGGACGATGTTTCTCCTCCCACTTATCAACTTTATGATCCTCAAGCATATGCAAACGCTCTGCATATCCTAATTTGAAAGCATTTTCTCGCTTCTTCCATATCATACCTATCTCTTCTTTGGTTAGATTCCATGGAAGTTTTGTATTTATATCTCTTCTTGGGGTAAATACACCATTGTGAATATGCGTATAATTATGATTTATTCCAATCTTTTCCATACGCATTCTTATAAATTGTCGTATTGTGTATTCTGAACCAAAAGGTCTTAATTTAGTAAGATATTTAAGACCATACTTCTTTAGTAGATCCTGTATTCCAAGTCTATCTACGTCTATAACGAGATTTTCTGCTCTTTTGGTTGTACAAAAATTGTCAAAACGTTTTACTATTTGTGTATTTATATCTATTTTCTTGAGGCTCTTACTTATATTATTCTTTTTCATATTGATTATGCTTTTAATGGTTAAAAAATTGATTTTAAGCGTATTTGCTTGCGTTCTAACGCGTTTTAATTATTCTAATGATAAAACTATCCAGAATAATATTATATACGCTTAAACAGTCTTATTTTAATTGTTGCCATAACAGGACCCGACCCTGTGCATCTATGTGCTGACCATATTCATAAGGCATTTATATGTTATTTAAGCTGTAAAATAATGCTTAATATCATCAATATCTGATGTTTCGAGACTTGCCTCGTTATTAAACTTAGCAATATCAGCATCAAGCTTATTTATCTCAAGCTGCAATTTCTTCTTTATCGCAGTAATCTTAGCTGATGTAAATGTCTCTATTTTTCCAGTACCCTTTGTTCCAGCTTTTGCTTTTGTAGCTGGATTAATTGTACTCTTTTTGAGAATCTCTTCCCAATGTGCAAGTTGCTCTTTTTTCTCACAAGCTGCGTAAATTGTATAATAATGTGTCTTCTTAGCCTCCTCAAAGTTAAACTCCTTAATGCCATTATTAATAGCATTCAACATAAGTTTAATCTTAATAAGTGTATTAGACATTTGAAGAATCTCATTATGCAATTGTGTTAGGTCAAAACCTGAACCCATTCCGGCTGCCTTAGCCTTCTTACTTATAACGTTCTCTGAACGTATAATACGCCAATACTTTGTCTTTGTCTTACAAATGTTATCACGAGCAATAATGATATCCTTTGAGCTTAATTTCATTGATTTGTTCTTATTCATATTTCGATTTGATTTAAATTAAACATATTGATATGAATTTGAAAAAATCGTTTACCTAGTCGGTGTGTGAGGACTTGCACCTCATGTTACCTACAAAATTGAGAAATAGTAAACAAATGATTATTTGGTTGTTGTAACACACCGTAAAGACTCTTCTATTTTCACAAACCGAAGAGTCACAAACTCAACAAAATAATAAATAGTAACAATAAATAATAATGTTATCCTAAAAACATTGTACCTCCAGCGGGGATCGAACCCGCACGACCGTATGGTCATTGGATTTTCTTACCACACTTGCTTTTACACAAGCAAACTTAAATGCTACTCACTTTTTAACGTCTTTCCACCCATTTAACCTAACACTCTTTCCTTCTCAGGTGTGTCGGCACATTTAAGTCTTTGTAGTCT